AAACAATAAATTAAGTATTTCCCAAAAAAAGTGCTTGGCAAAATGTATAAACTTCATTATTATTCCTACTCTTCAAGAAGACGGAAGCGTGGCAGAGCGGTTTAATGCAACGGTCTTGAAAACCGTCGAGGGTTGATAGCCCTCCGTGAGTTCGAATCTCACCGCTTCCGCCAATCCTTGAAGTCAAAAACCAAATAAAAATGAAGTAGCATAAAGCATCGGCATTTTTATTTGGTTTTACTTCATTATCGGAAACGTGGCAGAGAGGCTGAATGCAGCGGACTCGAAATCCGCTGAGGGTGCAAATCCTCCGTGGGTTCGAATCCCGCCGTTTCCGCCGCAAAGCAAAACCGCCCTGATTCAGGGCGGTTCTTTTTTGTTCAGGTTGTGTTAATTACTATATAAAAATCATCGGTTTACCCTATCATAACGCATCAAGGTAAATCATTTGCAATCTTGCGGCATCTTCTTATTGCATTTTTTTATGGTAATGTATATGGTAATTTTTGGATAAGTGGGAAATTACCATAATGGCGAAAATCATTACGCCGCTGTCGGCAAATCAGGTTAAAAATGCGAAGCCGCGCGATAAGCTGTATAAGTTGTCGGACGGGGGGCTGGCTTTGTGGGTCTACCCGACGGGCGGACGGAGTTGGAAGCTGTCGTTTGTGCAGGATGGAAGGCAGCAGACAATTTCGCTGGGGCGGTATCCTGATTTTTCGCTGACCGATGCGCGGGAATGGCGGGAGGAGGTGCGCCGAAAACGGGCACACGGGGAAAATGTCGTCAATAAGAAGGTGCGGGCGGATTTTGCTTTTGAGAAGGTGGCGCGTGATTGGTTTGTGCGTTGGTCGAAGGGGCGGTCTGAAAAGTATGCCGGACAGGTTATGCGGAATTTTGAACGGTGGGTTTTTCCGGCTATCGGCAATCTTGATATCCGTCAAGTCAGGACGGCGGACGTGGTCGGCTGCCTGCGTGTGATGGAGGCGCGCGGTATCGTTGATACGTTGCGCAAAACGAAAAACAGTCTGAAGATGGTGTTTGCGTTTGCGGTCGGTTCGGGAATGATGGAAATCAACCCTGTCGCGCAAATCGGTTCGGGTGTGTTTGAACGGGTGAAAACCAAAAACATGACGGCGTTGAGTCCGTCCGAATTGCCGCGCCTGATTGATTTTTTGGAGCAGCGCAATGAATTTGCGGTTTATGCGGGCAGGGTGCATATCCATCCTGTAACGCGGTTTTGTATCTATTGGCTGCTGTTGACGATGACGCGGATTCGGGAGGCGGCGTTGATGGAGTGGTCGGAGTTGGACGGGGAGGTTTGGCGTATCCCCGCCGAACGGAAAAAGGAGCGGCGGGGGCATGATGTGCCGCTGTCGCGGGCGATGCGGTGGGTGTTGGATCAGGCGCGGGGGCTGAATGTGAACGGGCGGTTTGTGTTTGAAAGTGTGAATTTTCAAGGGCATATCAATAAGGAAAGTCCGCGCGTGGCGATGCGGCGGTCGGGGCTGGATACGACGGCGCACGGTTTGCGCTCGCTTGCGCGTACTTATTTGCGCGAGGTTCTGAAGGTGTATAATGATGTGGCGGAAAAGCTGCTTGCCCATTCGTTGGGGACGAGGACGCAAACGGCTTACAACCGCTCGGAGCTTTGGGAGGAGCGTAAGGATGCGCCGGAACGGTGGGGGAATGATGTTTTGAGGCTTGCCGACAACGGAAAATGATTTTTTTGTGTGTTTTGCGTTATGTGGAAATGTAGATAAGAAAGCTGTTTCCGCATTATGTGAAAACGCCCTAATCGGGCGTTTTTTTATTGCTGCAACCCTAATGCTTCCAAAACTTCGCGGGTGTCCCATACGGGGGATGCGAGGGGGGTTCAGACGGCACGGTATCCGTCCGTCTTTTTCCATACGCAGCAGTGTCGAGTTTGAAATGGGGTGGTTGCGGCAGGTTGCGTAGGCAATCAGTTCGCGGATGGTCGGGCGGTCTATCCTTGCGCCCGGTTTGGTAATGTTCATTTTTTTACTCTCCTGTTCGGTTTAATCTTGCGCCGTTTTTACGGCTCTGTCGTTTGTCTGCCTATTTCTTCTTCCCGATTTTTTTATATCGCAACAAGCTTTCCGGCGGGAAGAATATGTCAAAGTCTGTTTTCAAATCGGGACTGACGATGTCGGCGGCAATCACGCCGTAGCCGGTGGCAAAGCTGTCGCCATCAGCGTTATGAATAACTATATGCCCGCTTTTGATTAGAATAACGCGGCCGAATCCGGATTTCCGGATTCCGCCTTTTTTCGGGGCGGTTGCAAATGCCAGTGTTTCCATCCGCCCTTGTACGTCGGAAGACTCCATTGCTTCGCCGACCGCTTTTTTGACGGGCGTTTATTGAATACTTCGTATTCCATGTCTTCAATCCTCTTTCCGTTGATTCCGATTTGTCCGGGTTTCCGCTTTTTTACGGCTTGGCATGCGGCAATTGCGTCTTTCATATTCGGCATATCCTTTCCCCAATCCGCCGAAGTTTCCGCATCCGCCGCCGTCTCGATTCATGTTTGCCCTCCGATTTGTTTTACGAAGCCCGTACCGTTCACGGCATAGTGTAACTTCACTTGCTTACCCGATTCCATTCCTCGGGTTAATGCCTCATATTCCATTTTTGACCCTTGTAGGATTGACGATTTCGCATCTCTTGTCCTTGCTTCGGCCATATCCGGATATTCTTTCTTTTTGTATCCGTCCATAATGGCTTTTTCTTCATCTGACATCTCAAATTTTTTGACTGTTTCCCAAGCGCTCGCAATCCAACCGCCGCAAAATCGGTCGGCAAGATAAGTTCTGTGCGAGGGCTTTCCCGCCCGGCAGGTTTTCAAAAATTTGCGGCGGTCGGCGGAAATCTGACGATAGACTACATCAAAGGCATAGGCTGAGGTTTCCGCTCGATTTCCAATGCCGTAAAACATCATTGTTTTCCCGCGTTGGTAAGATTTGCACCCGAATATATCGGCAATCATATTTGCAACGCCCCATTGCCAGCCTGCCAATTTAAAAGCCATTTTCCGATCGGCTTTCTGTTCGGAGACTTTTGATAAGGCGATATCCTCGGCATTTACTTTGTACTTTTCCATTAAAGCCTGCGCCTGCCTTAACGCCTGTGCGGCTTCATGTTCATTTGCCGACCGACCCAAAGCCAAACATTTCTTGATTTTGTCTAAGACTTTCTCTTTATCCATATTAAACCCTTTAATTTGTCCGGTATTTTAATTTCGCACCCTTGCCCATTCGTCTTTCGCTTTGCTTTCGATTCGGTCGGGCCATTCGGCTAGGGCTGATACGCTTACGAACTCGGGGCTTTTTTTGTTTCCGCCTGCCGAGATTACCGGCCGCGGCAGGGTAGTTTTGCAACAAGGCTTTGCAGGCTTCGGGCTGTATCTCCACGGCGTGAAATTCAGACGGCTTAATATACCGTTCAAGCTGCCTGCTTCCTGCCGCGCCGTCAAATACGCCCGGGTGTTCGCCGCAGTATCGGCGGACTTTGGCGGCAACCAGCCGCATCATGATGCCGCACGTCAGGGCTTCGTCTTCCGATACCTTTGCGCCCGACAACATCCGGGCGATGTTTTCTTTTTGCGCTTTTGACCGGGCGGACAGCCGGTTCCGGTCAACGTTTTTTACTGTTCCCGCGCGTTTGACGGCGCGTTCCTGCCGCGTTGATTCCTTCGCCGCGCGTTTGGCGGCAAGCATCTGTTTTGCCGTCGGTTTTGTTGCTACTGTTTGCATTTTGTTTTCTCGATTTTTTGATGCCGTTCTCTCAATGCCCAATCATAAAGCTGTATCTCTCACGGGGTCGCCGAATTTAAATTGATAGTTCATGTCTTGTTCCATTAATATCAAACGCAATCTTCAAACACCTCAATTACATTTTTTAAATCGCTAATACCATAATTTATTACATCCTTTAGAAATTCCAAAGAGGTATCCGCTTCGTCTGCTTTATCCCTAATTTCGTCTATATAACCCTCTAACGATTCAGGCTCTTTTAATGCTTCTTTGCATAAGTTATCTATTACCCTTAATGCGTTTTTTACATCTTCCAAATAGCTCATTTTTTGCTCCTTAACTCAAAATGGGATGCTGTCGTCAACATCTTCTACGGTTTATCTAATCTGCAAATTCTTCCGCCCTTCAATCTTCGCGCCTGCTACTTGCCGACCGCTTTCAATCGCTTTTCTGATGGCGGTTTTGTCCGGTTCGGTTTTGACGGCCTCACGCATAAATTCGGCGGGGATTTGTGCTTCGTCTAAGATCACGACGGCTTCGGATTTGCGGAACGAGGCTTTAAAAGTGCCGTCATCCGCTTTGATTTCGGTAATGCCCGCCGCCTGCATATTGCGCGCCAAGTAGTCTTTCAGGCTTTGATTTTGCGCTTTTACCGCCTTGAGCTTCCCGGTCATCCGCCTGATGTGCCCTTCAAGCATTTTTTCCGTGATTTCTTGGTTTTTAATATAAGCGATAACGGATTGCGCTTTGACCTCGAACTGCCCGATAACGGCTTCCAGCGTGTCTTCGCGCTCGGTTTCGCTGTCGAAGTAGTAATCAAGCGCCGCCTGTACGTCTGCCGCGCACCGGTAGAGTGTGAGGGCGGTCATTGTGCCCCTCCCTCATATTCGGCAACCGCTTCGCCAAGCGCGGCGTGTATGGCGTATGCCTGTTCGATGTTGATGAATAGGTCGTCGCTGCCGATGGTGATGTTGATGTAGCCCTGTTCGGGATTGGCGGCGGCGCCAATGGTTTTCCCGTCCCATTGGGTCAGGTCGATGTTTGCCATTTTTTTGTTTCCTTTCTCTGTTGCCGTCCGAAGCAGTTGCAAACTAAAAATCGACTACTGCTTCAGAGTGCGGGGCCCGCCCGCAGGGTGCGGCGTTTGTTTGCGGTTTTCCGTCCGGTTTTACGCCCTGACGGCGGGCTTAATTAAAAGGGATGTCGTCCTCGATGTCTTCGGCAGGCGCGGCATTGCCTTGGGGGTGTTCCGTCCGCCCTTCCGCCGCTTGGGCCTGTTTCTGCGGCGGCGCCGGCGGTTGGCGGCCGTTTACGGCTTCGGCATATTCCGGGCTTTTGGCAATCTGCTCCCTCAGTTTCTCGTTCAGGAGGCCGTAATTCGCCCAATCGGGGTCTGACAGGTCGAAGGCAAAAACGGCGTTGTCCGGCTGTTTCGGGGTGTAGCTCTTCATCTTGTTGCTGATGGCGGAAATGTTGGCATAGGTGGTTTTGCCGTCGCTGCTTTCTTGGTGGGCGATACTCAACAGGCAGGGCTTGCCCAAAATATTGCGCAAATCGAAGTTGTCGCGTTCTTCCGGTGTAAAGTCCCTTCCGCGCCAGCTTTTGAGGTCTGTTGCCAGTTGGCTTTTGCTGTGCAGGCTGGCGGTGTATCGGCGGCTGATGAGGTAGGGCCTGCCGTCCGACATCAGCATTTCCGGATCGCCTTCAGGGTCGATTTCCCACTGCACTAAAATCTTGTGCTGCCGCTTTTGTTCGTTTTGGTACTCGACGAGCTGCGTACCCAAATCGATGATGCGGATGCAGGTGGCGTGATGGCTGCCTGCCGGGCATGGTTTGAAATTGCTTTCGTCTTTCACACTTAAAATCAATGACATTTTCGGTCTCCTGTTAAAGGTCGTTTCGTCTATCGGTCTCGCGCTGTTTTATGCCTTGCGCGGCGGCGTTATCTGATAATGCTTTTAATGTGGCCTTCTGCCTGTTTTTCGGTCATCCGCCGTGTTTCGGCGGTTTCCGGGCTTTGCCGGTATTTGATTTCTTCGGGGCTTGGTCCGTACGGCTCTGTTTCTCTGCCGCCGTTATAAGCGGTTTCGGGATGGAAGCTCATTCTTTACCCTCCGGCACTTCCGCATCGCCGTGCACCCGCCGGCAACCGGCTTCTTCTTCCGCATTCAGGTGCCGCTCTTCCAGCCAAATCTCGGCGCTCAATTCCGCAACCTGCGCCTGCTTTTGAGCCAACGCCATACGCATTGCCGCAATATCGGCGGGTTTTCCCTTTGCCGTACGGCTTCCGCCTCCCTTGGCGAATCCGAAGGCATAGCCCGCCGCCAATACCGCCGCCAATACCGCCAACTTAAACGCAATATTCCTTGTCTTCATTTCTATTTCCTTAATTTAAAAGGTTTTAATTGCGCACCGCGTCCGCTAAGGATGGTACGGACCGTGCGCCGTCGGGGTTATTTGCGGCTAAAATCTACAAAAACCGCCGCCGCGCCCACTCCCCGGCTGACGGCGCGGCATTCCTATGCCCGCTATGAATTTGCCAGCCTGCCGATGTTCTCCGCCAGCGCGAACCATTCCCGCTCGTCTATGGCGTAGTTCATCGCGGCTTCGGTATCTTTACCGATACGGGAAGCATCTTCCGTAAGGTACGTTTCCCAATCCTCCTGGCTGTAAGGTTCGCCGTCCGCATCGCGGACAAACTCCCGCGCCGATTTTTTGGCGATTCCGATTAGCGCGGATTCGTGCAGGATTCGGTTTTCCGCCTCCCAACCGTCCAAAGCCTGCCGCATATCCTCCCGCGCGTAATATCTTTCCATCCCCCAATCGGGGCTGCCGTAAGCCGCCGTGCCGTAATATTTCACCGCCTTCGTCCTTTCCGTTTGAGAAAACCGCCCGCAGCATTCACTGTTTCGCCGTGCCGTTGCCCCGCTTTGAAGTTCGATACTTCATCGCTTTGTGCTATCCCCGGCTTGGCAGATATAGCTTTCGGGCGGTTTTAAGGTTTAGCCGTTGCCATAGCCGCTACCGTTGCCGCTACCGTTGCCGTTGCCGTCGCCGTCGCCGTTGCCGCTACCGTTGCCGCTACCGTTGCCGTTGCCGTCGCCGTCGCCGTTGCCGCTGCCGTTGCTGTAGCCGTTGCCGTTGCCGTAGCCGCTGCCGCTACCGCCGCCGCCGACGCCGCCGTAGCCGTTGCCGTAGCCGTTGCCGTAGCCGTTGCCATAGCCGCTACCGTTGCCGCTACCGTTGCCGTTGCCGTAGCCGTGCTTCAATGGTTGATCTAGATAACTCATGACTGGGCGACCTCCAGCGCGGTGCGGATTGATTCAGCCGCGCCGCCTGTTACTGGGATAATCTCAATCGCCTCGAGCCATACGGAATCAAGCTCGCCGCAAATTTGGCTGCCGTCTTGCCTGATGCCGTGTCGTGCGACACCTGACAGGCTGATTGATTCCTTTGCCCACCAGCTGTACATTCGGCGCGCTTTTGTCAGAATCACTTCATTGCCTGCTTTTTGTTTCAACACACCAAACCAAACGCCTGCCGAATAAGTGCGGATGATGACTTCCTTGCCGATGGCAAAGTCGTTGATACCTTTTTGCTCGGCAACTGTTACCGGCGGTTGCGGCTCATGTTGCGGTTCGTCAAATTCGGTTGAAATGTCGGCGCGTTTTACACCCATTGCCGCTTCGAAATCGGCAGCAATGCCTGCAAAGACTTTTATAAGGTCTGACAAACTTTTCACTTCAAATTTATTTGCTTCCATTTTTGTTTCCTTTCGGGGTGGGGTTGGTTTCTTTACAAAACAATCATTACCTTCTCTTTTAAGCCGTCTTTTTTCACTGTAAAAGTGAAGGCGGTGTGATTGATGCTTTCGCTTTTTCTAGTGGTCCATGTCGCTGCTGCGTCGCGGCAGATTTCACCAACTTTCAATAAAAGGCTTTGCTCGTCCTTTGCCCTCGCGCCAAACCGATTTATTCTGCCGGTTAATTCGTTCATCTCGTTTCCTTCAAGTTGTTGTTTGTTTCGATGGGTGTATTTAAACATAGTGTTTAATAATATGCAACAATTTGTTTAAGATTTTTGTTTAATATTTATAAACATTTTGATTATTAAAAGAATTTATTTTTGAGATTTCGCAGGCGCAAAAAAAACCGCCTATTAAGGCGGTTGTTTAGGAAAGAATGCCCTCTGCGCGTGTAGGGTATTTCGATACTTGAGTTTATTATATCATATGATATAATAAACTCATAGATTAGGAAATGAAGAAACCCCGTATCAGCCGATACGGGGCAACCTGAAAGAGAAAGGAGGCAATGTGATTAAGAAAATCCTAATCTGTGTGATTTTGTATTTCCTTGCAAGCTCCCCAGCGTGGTAGGGAAATACAAAACAAGTGATTAACGATTAACCATTTGCAGGGCAGTTAAGGAGGCTGCCCTTCCTCTTATCTTTCCCATACTCTACTATAAGGATTTAAAAATGGCAAATTCCAACAGCGGGCATTCTAAAAAATTGCGCGCGGCAACGGCGGCGGCGGCGACAAAGGCAAAACTGGCAAGCGGCGAATACCGGCAGTTTTCAGTGCAGGGGCGTGCCGAAGACGTGGAGCTTATCCTTGCCGCCGTGGAAAAAGCCGGGGGCAGCCGCGTACAGGCTTTGGCAAAGATTTGCAGGCGGTATCTCGAGGGGCTGTCTTAAGGGGGGTAAGACAAGGTTATTTGGGAATATCGGGCAGGATAAAAGGCGGGTGTCTGTCAAAACCGATGATTTTGATAAAGCCGTCGCAAAGGGTATAGTGAAGGATGTAGGCGGATGTCAAATCGCCATACCTGCCGCCGTTGTATTTGGGAATGCCGATGTGATAGTGCCAAAGGTTGTGCCGTTGGGCAAATCGGACTTTTTCCAGCCATTGAGGATCGTCTGCCGGTACGTTGTCGCTGGATTTGTTCCTGCCGGGTAACCCTGATAAGCCGTTCTGTTGGACGTGTGCGATAAATTCCGCAATTTTTCTGCGGTCTTCTTTGGGGTAGTTTTTCAACGCTCTTTTGAAGTCTTCGCCAAGCAGCACCTGCATTTACTGCTCCAACCATTTTTCCAAGTCGTCGGCGCCGTTGAAATGCGGGACGCTGACAAAGCTGTCTTCAACGGCTGTTTTGAGTTTTTCAAGATTGAAATTGTAATCCGTCTGCGGCAGCGCATGGCGGAAATATTCCCCCATCAGCGCAATCCCTATGACTTCGCCCTGCCGGGTCTGTATCCACGGCGCTTCCTGATGGGTTTTATTGCGTAATGCCCAAGCGGTGTAGCAGCCCTGCTCTTTACGGACACGGTTGAGGACAACCAACTCTTCGTCCGCATATTTGTCCGGTTCGATATGGGCCGCAGGCAATGGGCTGCCGCCGTATTTTTTGTAGGTGCGGTAAATGCAGGGGACTACCGGACCGTGCTGCCAGTGTTCGATATTTTCGGCAAACAGGGGGCGGTTAAGTATGGCAAGGGCGTAGCCTTGTGCGTAATACAGGAGTTTTTGAAGTTTGAGATTGGAGATTTGCTCCCCGTCCTCTTCTTCAAAAGGGGAAAGGAAGAAATCTGCCACGTCGTACGCGTTCAGCATTTTCTGTTTCCGTTGTTATTTTTCTGTATATTAAGGCCGCCGGCCCATTATTTCAAGAAATAATTTGTGCAAATTATCCGGTATCGGCAGGCTGTCCGCGCCGTCGGCATATCGGGCGGATATATTTGAAAAATACTTGCCCTGCCGTTTCAGACGGCATCAATCCAACACGCTCCACCAAAAGACCCTGCCGATAACGGACAGGCTGTCCAAAGGGGCGGTTTCGTCGGGATAGAAGCCGCTGTTGTGGCTGCGTATCAGCACGCTGTTGCCGGGCTGCCGTATCAGGTATTTGACGCGGAACATGCCGTCTTGGGCGAAGGCGTATATTTTGCCGTCCCGTATGGCGGTTTCGCCCGTATCTACGGCGATTGCCGCGTCTTCTGCGATTTTTTCCTCCATGCTGTCGCCGGTCAGGGTGCAGCAGAAGACGTTGTCGGGGTTGATGCCTTTGCGCCTTAACGTTGATTTGCCGAACGGCAGGCGGTAGCCGTTGTAGTCGGGGATTTCATACGCGCCCGCCCCGCCTTTGAAGCAGCTCTCTTTGAGGTAGGGGACGAAAACATAATCATCGTCGGGCAGCGGGTCGTTACTGCTCCACATCATCGGGCGGTGGATGTCTTTGACTTCGTGGGGCAGGTCGGGGTTGATGAGGACGGGCGCGGTTCGGCTGCCTTCGCCTGTTCGCAGCCATGTTTCTGACACGCCTAATACTTGCGCCACTTCAGGCAGTGCTTTGGCAGAAATCCCACGACTCTCCCAATTTTTCAAAGTTTGTTGGCTGATATTCAAAAGACGCGCCGTCTCCGCAGGGGTATTTTTCCCTTTTGTTTTTGCCGCATCAAAAAGTCTGATGACTGTCTCGTGTTTTTCCATTTTTCAACTCCTTGTCTGTTGTGATTATTTTCTTATATTTAAACAAAATGTTGTTACACAAGACTTGATTTTTATCTAAACATAGTGTTTAATATTAGTATTAAATTTAAACATTTAGTTTACTTATGGAAGAAATAATCAATGAAGACAAACGCTTACTGCAATCAATCGGCAGTTACGCAGAAATTGGGCGGAAAACAGGAAACAGCCCCCAATGCGTTTTTAATTGGTCGAAGCGCGGGATACCGGCGCGAATAAAACTGCAATATCCCGATTTGTTTTTAAACCCGAAGAAAACAGACGACCAACCCAAATAAAAAAACCCGTCGGGGATGACGGGCGGGGGCGGTTGTTTGAACCGCTTTAAAGGAGGTTTGATTATGAATCAAAAACAAACGCAATGCAAACAAATTGTCGATTACATCCGTAACAAGGGATGCATCACATCCCTTGAGGCTTATCAGAACCTGAAGGTGACGCAGCTTGCGGCACGGATAACCGACTTGGAAGGCAGGGGCTTCGTGTTTGCCAAGCCGAAATACAAGGTCGGTAACTGTAAAAATCCCGTTGCCCATTACTCAATCGCAAAGTCAGGAATTGAACCATGAGCCGGGAACAAAGAATACGCGGAGCCCGCTTGCCGGTGCCGGCTCATATGCAGGCGGAAGACGCGGGCAAGGCACGGGAAGCGTTGGACGGGCGGGTCGAAAAAGTGAAAGGGGTTGATGATGAAGCCGTCTGAAAGTTTGAGAGCGGCAGGCAGGCCAATCGCGTATTACCCGAAATTGGCAAAGCCTTTGGGCGGTGTAAATGCGGCAATATTATTCGGGCATTTCTTCTACTGGAACGATAAGACGCAGTATGAATCAGGCATTTACCGAACAGCGGAAGAAATTGAAATTGAAACCGGGCTGTCCGTTCAGGAACAAAGAACGGCACGGGCAAAGCTGAGGGAACGCGGCGTATTGATTGAGACTGAAAAACGAATTGAACACCGCATTTACTACAAACTGAATTTAGACGCTTTTGATGATTTGATGTTGCAACATTCGGGGGGTGGGGAATCAACAGCCCCGAAATGCAATATCAACAGCCCCGAACTTCAAAATCAACATTCGGGGGGTGGGGAATCAACAGCCCCGAAATGCAATATCAACAGCCCCGAACTTCAAAATCAACATTCGGGGAGTGAGGAATCAACAGCCGTTATAAGAACAGAAGATTTAACAGAAGATTTAGCAGTATATACCCCCTTACCCCCAAACGCCGGAAACGGCAAAGGCGGTTTGAACGCTGACGCGTTTGTTTCCGCTGACGCGGAAACGTGCGGGCGGGAAACCGGCGAACCGACTTCGCCGAAGGCCGAAAGCGACAGTAACGGCAACGGCGGCCTTTCGGGAAAACCGAAAAATGCGAATGTTCCGCGCCGCCGCAAAACCCACGGCGTACCGCTTCAGGAAATCGCCGATTTGTACAACGAAGTTTTGGGCGGCCGGTTGCCAAGCGTCCAAGTGCTGAACGACACGCGCAAACGGGCGATTGCAAACCGCTGGTGCGAGATGCTGGGAACGGCGGCGCCAAACGGCAAGGTGAGGTTCGGGGACAAGGAAACCGGTTTGGCCTGGTTTGCCGGTTTCTTCCGGAAAGTGGCGATGAACCCGTTTTGGATGGGCGAAAACCAAACAGGGTTTGCGGTCGGCTTCGATTGGATTTTCAAGGCGGGCAATTTCGTCAAAATCCTTGAATGGCATCCGCCTAAAACGAACCAGGCGGCAAGGGGAAGGGCATGAACCGAATCGAGGAAACGGAAGCGGTCCAATCACTGGCCAGCGTAGGGGCGGAACAGAACATTTTGGGCGGCATCTTGATTGAACCGACGGCGATTGCGCGGTGCGCAATCCTGACCCCTGAAAAGTTTTACCAGGCGCAACACAGGATTATTTTCCGCGCTCTGCTGGATATGGCGGCGGCAAACGAGCCTATCGACATCATCACGCTGAACGACAAGCTGGAAGCGCGCGGCGAGGCGGAAAACGCGGGTGGCCTGGCTTACTTGATAGACCTGAACCAAAACACCCCAAGCGCGAAGAATATCAGCCGGTACGTTGGGATTGTGAACGACAGGTTTGTCGAGCGCGGCTTGCTGAAGGCTTCGGCGGCGATTGAAAAAATCGCGGTTTCCAAAGACGGCGGGACGGTCGCAGAAAAGCTGTCTAAGGCGGCCGACGAATTGGCGGCAGCCGGCAAAGACGCGGTAAAGCGTGAAACCAAGACATTCGGCCAGACCGTTGAGGATTTGATTGGCGGTTTGGACAAAAGGCTTGACGGCGTGCGTTTCGGATTGCCTACCGGCTTGATGAAGCTTGACGGGATGACCGGCGGTTTGCCGGATGGAAACCTGATTGTGATTGCGGCGCGTCCGTCTATGGGTAAAACGGTTTTGGCGGAAAACATTGCGCGATTCGCGCTGAAGCAGGGCAAGGCAGTTCATTTCCAAAGCTACGAAATGAGCGCGGTAGAGCTGGCAAGGCGCGGCATGGCGGCTGAGTGCAATATCCCCATGCAGAACCTGAAAACCGGCAATCTGACGCAAAGCGATTACGCCAATATGCCGATTTACGTCAGCCAAGCGAAAGAGTGGAAGTTTGACGTGAACTGCGACCTGCTCAACGTTGACGAGCTTTGCTTTTTGGCTAAGGAGAAAAAACTCACTACCGGCTTGGATTTGTTGGTTGTCGATCACCTTCACATCATGCCAAGGGCAGGGAGGGACGAGGTGGCGGAGTTGGGGAATATATCGCGCCGTTTGAAAAACTTGGCGGCAGAGCTGAATATCCCCGTCGTCTTGGTTGCCCAGTTGAACAGGGGAAACACAAAGCAGGCAGACAAACGCCCGAACATGGCAGACATTCGCGGCAGCGGCGCGATTGAGCAAGACGCAAACATCATCATCATGCCGCACCGCGAAAGCTACTACGACGGAAACGAGAATCCGAGCATTGCCGAGCTGATTATCGCCAAGAACCGGGACGGCGAAACGGGAACGGTGGTTTGCGGCTGGAAAGGGCAATTTATGAAGTTCGAGGAAGAGCCTGATTTGGCATGGCAAGCCCCCAAACATGATGAATATGACCCTTACAGTGTCTAGTGCGGGAGGCCGGTAAATGCGTGAAACCTGTTTCTATTGCAACCATGCCGACTTCAAAACCAACACCGGCACGCCGGTGCGCGGTTTTGCGAAATGCGCGAAGGCGCGGGATGCGGAGGAAAAAGCGACGTACTACCCGCGAACCAATCCGTGCGCCGCCGGCGCGTTTCAGACGGCATCGGGGGCGGCAATCGCAAGACGGGCGGCGGTGCTTGGGGAATATCCCCCCGCAATGCGCCGAATTTGAGCGGGAAGGCGGGTAAAACGCTTTGGGAATATCCCAGCCTACCCGAGATTGAAAACCGCGTTAAAACGCAAATTTGAAAGGAAATACGGAATGACGGTCCGAAACACGCAAACCGAAACCGTCCGGACGGAAGCCGCGCCGCAACAAGGCGGCAATACCAACCCGGGCTATTACAAAAACCGCGCCTTCGAGTGCGTCGGGTTTGCGCAATACCTCAACTTCAACCTCGGCAACGCCTTCAAATACATCTGGCGGCACAAGGAAAAAGGCGGGCGCGAAGACTTGGAAAAAGCCCTGCGGTACTTGGAACGCCAACGCGCCGGCGCGCCGAAGTTCAAGAAACTCAAACACCGCCGCTATGAAAAAATGTACGCCGGTCTGAAAGATTGCGGGTTCGACGGCGGCACGGAGGCCGCGCTGCTTGCCGTCATCTCCGCCGCTTATTACATCCGCGACGGCGAAGACAATTTTGCGTGGGCGGCCGCCTGTGTCGAAGATTTGTTGGAAAAAATGCCGCCTGAAGCGGGGCGGGCCCCGCACCCTGAAAGCCCGATGCCGCCTGAAACGGCGGGCGGAGGCATTTGACCCGCCAACCCGACCGCCGCCATTCCCGCGAAAGCGGGAATCCGGAATCCCGGACTTTCAGATAATCTTTGAATATTGCTGTTGTTCCAAGGTCCGGATTCCCGCCTGCGCGGGAATGACGGAGGCGGCGGGAATCCGACCCCGACCCATAAAACCGACCGAAAGGAAATAAAACAATGGATACCCTGTTAAGCATCATCACCGCGCTGTCGTTTGCCGGGGCGGCGACGTTGGCGGTATGGCTTTTGGTGGAAGCCTCCGACGCGGTTTTGCGCCGCAAGCGCGACGGCAAAGGCGAAGACGACTTCGACGGCTTCGGATATTAAACACATAAAAACAAAAGGAAAAATCAAAATGGCGGAAGAAATGCGCACCTGCAAGGCCTGCGGCGGAACCAAGCCGTTGGAGAAAGGGTTTAATGCCGTCCCGCGCAAGGAAGGGGGGGTCTATTATTACAAATCGTGCAAAACCTGCCGCAACAAGGCAGTCCGGCAAAAGCGCGCGGCGGCGGGAGCCGGCGCGATGACGGCGGCAAGGCTGCACGGATACATCCGCGCCGCGCACGCCGCCTGCCCGATATTGGGCGCCGGCCTGTGGACGCAACCGGCAGGGGAATGCGCGTGATACGCCTTATCCTGCCTTACCCCGTATCGGCAAACCGATATTGGCGGATTTGGCGCAACAGGGCGGTCAGGAGCGCGGAGGCGGCGGCGTATAGGGAAACCGTCCGCCGTATCGCGCAAGGGGCGGGCGCGATGCCGTCCGAAGGCGCGGTTGCCGTATATGTGCGGCTGATACCCAAAGCGAACAAAGACGGCGGCGCAAACAAGACGGTGATCGATTTGGACAACGCCCTGAAAGTTACGCTGGACGCGCTTCAAGGCGTTGCCTATCACAACGACAGGCAGGTGCGGCGCATTGCCGCCGATTACGCCGGCGAGCCGGTCGCAGGCGGCGGTTTGGCGGTGGAAGTGGGGGAGTTGGAGATGGAACAGACGGATGCGGCAGACGAGGGTTGGGATTTCATCGGACAGGAGGGTTGGGATGTCTAGCGCGATACGCAAAGCCGCCAAAGGCGGGCAATGCACGCCGAACATCGCGGGCGTGTGCAATGACAACCCTGAAACGGTCGTGTTGTGCCGTTTCCCGGGCGAGACGCACGGGGCGGGATTGAAAAGCGGCGGTTTGGGCGCGGGTTTCGGGTGCGGTTGCCGCCGCGGCGCGATCGACGGCAGGGGCGCAGGCCTAAGCCGCGAAGACAAAGAGTTTTATATGCGCCGTTCGCAATTGCGCACGATACGCCGCCTTGAAGCATTGGGGGTTGTCGGCGTGAAAGGCCGTCTGAAATGAACGGGGCGGAATTTACACTGACGCCCCAAAACAAAAAGCAGGTTATGCGGTCGATTTGGGACAGCCCGGACGGGTGGTTTGAAAACGGCAACCTTGAAATCACAATTCGCCCGCGCAAGTCAAAACGGAGCGTCGAGCAGAACAGGCGGCTATGGTTTTTGTATCGTGAAATTTCAGAAAAAGTTTTTATCGATGGGAGAAGGTTTAGTCAAGATGTATGGCATGAATTTTTAAAAAGAAAATTTATTGGATGTATTGAAATGCCTAACGGGCAATTAATGGGTATATCAACGACAAAATTATCAGTTCGGGAAATGTCTGAATATCAAGAAAAGATTATATCTTGGGCATCTATGGAGCATGGTGTTTTATGGGATTAACACAAGAGGTTGTAAAAGAATTATTAAGATATGATGACAATACGGGAAAGTTATATTGGGCGGAGCGTCCAAGAAAGTATTTCAATAGCGGTTTGCATTACAAATCTTGGAATACCAGATTTTCCGGCAAGGAGGTTTTCTTATACAAAGGCAGGTTGGGGTATTTGAAGTTAAAAATATTTAAGAAACAATATAATGCACATAGATTAATTTGGCTTTTTGTTTATGGGAAACACGCTTCTTCAATAGGCCATATCAATAGGGATAAGACAGATAATAGAATATCTAATTTGAGAGATGTTACACATGCTGAAAATATGAAAAATAGAGGGAAGTTTAAAAATAATACTAGCGGGCATACTGGGGTTTATTTCCATAAGCCGTCTAAGAAATGGCAAGCTAGGATTATGGTTAATAGAAAAAATAAAATATTAGGTTTATTTGAACATATTGAAGATGCAGTGAAAGCGAGAGAGGCAGCATCTAAAGATTTTGGCTTTGTAGTGTAACCGCCTGCAATCGCGGGCGGCGGCGGAGTTTGGAATCGTTTGGGATGTTTAGGAGTTTGATTTGATGTCGGGATTGTCGGATATTGACAAGGTGTACCAGGGGGTTGTGGATTTGCACAACGCGGAGCAGGTGGTCAGCCGCGAGGCTTTGGCGGAAACGACAGGCCTGAAAATGTCGGAAATCACTAAATTTACCAAGCTGCTGGTCGAGCACGGCAAAATCTACCGCGTGACAAGGGGGATTTTCAAGCCCGCCATAGGGTTTGGCGAGACGCGCCCCGTCAGCGTATCGGTATTGGATTCGGGGATGGGCGTATTGGAAATAGGCGATACGGTATTGCACCTCAACCCGCAGGAAATGCGCTCGTTGGGGGCTTTGATGTCGGGGTTCGGGCAGCAGTTTTCCAGTATTCAGATGGGGCGCGAGTTTTCAGTATTGCGGAATTATCTGGAATGTTCCGCCAAAAACGGGAGGTTGGACCTTTAATGCCGAGATTGTCAGATGAAGATTGGCGCAAAGTCGAGCTGGATTACCGGCGCGGGGTTTTGAGCATTGCCGAAATCGGGCGCAAATACAATGTTTCGGCGCAACACGTCGGCAGGGTTGCCAAAGAACGCGTGTGGACGCGCGATTTGAATGACGAGGTACAGGCAAAGGCGCGGGCGATGGTGTTGTCCGCGGACAAAAACGGCAATGCGCCGGATTATGCGGATTTCAACCTTAAACAAGTAACGGACGCGGAAGCGAAACGGGTTGCCGCCGTACAGCGCAGGCATCGGAATTTGGCGGAAAACCTGTCCAAAAGCGCGGAGCAGATTGTCGCGGAATTGTACGGAAGCCCGGAGGACACATTCACAAAGGCGCGTATGTTCCAAACGGTGGCGGCGGGGTTTAAGGTTTTGGTGGAAATCGAGCGTAAATCATACGGTATGGATACCGCGGAATCGAAGATTTCGGAATCCGCCAAGACGGCGGGCATCCGTATCGAATTTGTAGGGCCTGAAGATGACGGGAAAGACGGTTGATTTGAAATTGCCCGCAAAACTGGACGAGCTGTTCAAGCCTTGCCGGTACAAGGTTATGTACGGCGGGCGCGGCGGCGGCAAATCGCACGGCGCGGCATCCGCACTGCTGGCGCTGGGGGCGCAACGCCCTTTGCGTATTTTATGCGCGCGCGAAATTCAAAAATCGATGCGCGATTCCGTACACCGCCTGTTGAAAGACAAAGTGGCGCAGTTGGGTTTGGGGCATTTCTACGAAATAACCGACTTCGAGATACGCGGCGCAAACGGCACGCTGTTCGTGTTTTCGGGCCTGCAGTCGCATACCGTGGACAGCATCAAATCGTTTGAAGGTATCGACATCGTATGGGTTGAGGAAGGGCACGGCGTCAGTAAAAAAAGCTGGGACGTGCTCACGCCGACCATACGCAAAGAAGGTTCGGAAATTTGGATTACCCTCAATCCCGATATGGAGACGGACGAAACCTACCGGCGTTTTATCGCTATGCCGTCCGAAGACACTTGGCTTTGCGAAATCAACTGGCGCGACAATCCGTGGTTCCCCGAAGCATTGAACCGGGAGCGGCTCAAAGCACAGCGTTCGATGAGTAAAGAGGACTACGGGCATATTTGGGAAGGCAGGCCGCGCATGGTATCGGAGGGGGCGGTTTACCGGCATGAAATACAGGACGCTTTTCATTCCGGACGCGTTACGCTCGTCCCTTATGATTCTTCTTTGCCCGTGCATACGGTTTGGGATTTGGGCTGGAACGATGCCATGACCATCGGGCTGGTGCAGCGCGATTTGACGAGCGTGCGCATCATAGGCTACATCGAAGACACGCACCGGACGTTGGACTGGTATGTTGCCGAATTGGAAAAGCTGCCCTACCGGTGGGGGACGGACTTCCTGCCGCACGACGGCAGGACGCGCAACTTCCAAACAGGCAAAAGTACGATGGAGATTTTGACCGGACTGGGGCGCAAGTCGGTTTTCGTGCAAAACGCCGCCGGTATCGAAGAAGGCATCAGGGCGGCGCGGATGCTGTTTCCCAAAGTGTACTTCGATAAAGACAAAACAGCGCGGCTTTTGGAATGCCTGAAACGGTACGGCCGCCAAATACATGCGAAAACAGGCGTGGCAATGGGGCCGCTGCACGACGAATATTCGCACGGCGCGGATATGTTCCGCTACCTGGCGCAGGCGGTTGATTTAATGGATACAGGCAGCAATACGGGATACACGGAAACGCCCGTTTCGGATTGGAGGCTTTATTGATGGGGACGGACGTACCGGAAACAGGCGTATTGCCCGATAAAAACGGCGAACCGCTGACTATCGGGGAATACCGGCTGTTTGTCGGTGAAATGATGAACCAACCTGCATGGCGTGCCGTTGCCGACAAGGAAATGGACTACGCCGACGGCAGGCAGCTTGACAACGAGCTTTTACAGAAACAGCGCGAGTTGGGCCTGCCCCCCGCCGTTGAAAACCTGATTACCCCGACCCTGCTGTCGGTACAGGGATATGAGGCGACGATACGGACGGACTGGCGCGTGACGGCGGACGGCGAAACCGGCGGGCGGGACGTGGCGGACGCATTGAACTTCAAACTCAACCGCGCGGAACGGCAAAGCCGTGCCGACAAGGCTTGTTCGGACGCGTTCAGGGGGCAGATAGCCTGCGGCATCGGCTGGGTGGAGGTTACACGCAACCCCAACCCTTTCGAGTTTCCTTATGAGTGCGGCGTCATCCACCGCAACGCCATCCATTGGGATATGAAATCTTACAAATACGACCTGTCCGATGCCCGCTGGCTGATACGCCGCCGCTGGCTGCTGCCGGAACGCCTGGCGCAATTCTTCCCTGAATATGCCGGACACTTCAAAGCGATGGGGCGCGGCGGTTCGGACTGGCGCATCAGCGGGGAAATGCTTGACGGCGGCGGCAATACCGGACTGGCGGACGCTTGGGGTATTTCGGGGCGCAACACCGTCAGCGAAGAGTTTTGGTTCAATGAAACCACGCGCGAACTGGCGGTGGCGGAAGTATGGTACAGGCGGTGGGTAACGGCAGACTGCCTGCGCGACAAAAAAACAGGGCGCACGGTGGAGTTTGACGGCGCAAACCCAAACCATCGGGAGATGGCGGCAAACGGCGCGGTATTGTTTGCCGCTTCCGTCCCGCGTATGCGCCGCGCCTTTGTCGTGGGGGATTTGGTCGTCCGCGACGAGCCGACCCCGTATCCGCATCAAAAGTTCCCTTACGTCCCGTTTTTCGGATTCCGCGAGGACAACACCGGCATCCCCTACGGATATGTCCGCAATATGAAATACGCGCAGGACAACCTCAACAGCACCAACAGCAAATTACGATGGGGTTTGTCGGCAATACGCACGGTACGCACCAAAGGCATAGTCGATATGTCGGACGAACAGTTCCGCCGCAATATCGCACGGGTGGACGCGGACATCGTGCTGAACAAAATAGAGACCGCCCAGCCGGGCGCGCGTTTCGACGTCAGCCGCGATTTCGAATTGTCGGCACAGCATTGGCAGATGCTTCAAGACAGCCGCGCGACCATACGGCAAATCAGCGGGATTACCCCGTCATTTATGGGCAACCGGGGCAACGCCACCAGCGGCAGGCAGGAAAGCATCCAAGTCGAGCAGTCCAACCAGTCGCTGGGGCTGGTTATGGACAACTTCCGCCAGAGCCGCTCATTGGTCGGCGAGTTGCTGCTTGCGATGATTATCGAGGATTTGGGCTCGGACGAGCAAACCGTCGTCATAGAAGGGGACGCAATCACGCAAGGGCGGACGGTCGTCATCAACAGGCCTGAAACCGACCCCGTAACCGGCAAGGCTTATTTGTCCAACGACCTGCAAAACATACGGCTGAAAGTGGCTTTGGAAGACGTGCCCAGCACCAACTCCTACCGCAGCCAGCAGCTGGGTGCGATGAGCGAGGCGGTCAAATCCCTGCCGCCCGAATATCAGGCGGCGGTGCTGCCGTTTATGGTGTCCCTGATGGACATCCCGTTTAAAGACAAAGTGATTGAAAAAATCAAAGAAGTCCGAGTGCAGGAAACGCCCGAACAAATCGAGGCGCGTATCGCGCAGGCGGTGCAGGACGCATTGGCAAAATCCGGCAACGACATCAAACGGCGGGAATTGGCGCTCAAGGAACAACGTACCGCGAGCGAAATCAAGGAAATCGAAGCGCGGGCGGTACAAATCGGCGTGCAGGCGGCTTATGCGGCCATGCAGGCGGGCGGGCAGATAGCCGCCATGCCGCAAATCGCCCCCGTTGCCGACGCGGTCATGCAGGGCGCGGGATATGTCAGGCCGGCGCGGGGCGACGATCCCGGCTTCCCCGTCCCCGCCATGCCGCCTGAAACGCAAATACCGCCCGAAGGCATCCCTGAAGCCTACGGCGCGGATACCGGCCCGATGACGGCCGTGCCGCCAAAGAGTGCGAATCACGCCCAAACAGGCATGGAAACGCCGACGGTGTCGGACAACCTCTGAACGCGGTACGCGGGCGGCAAAAAGCCTTTCGTTAAATGAAAGGCTTTTTTGCAACCGCCTTGCACGAAGGCGGTTTTTATTTGCCCCCGGAAATGGCCCGTCGGTGTGTTTTTTTTGTGTAACTTGTTGTTTGTTAATTGGTCCGGGGTTGCGATTTTTGTTTGTTCTTAACTTTAGGCGTTTGATTGGGCTTGGGTTTTTGCTTATTTTGGACTTTATTTGTTCGGAGGGTTTGCGATGGGTTTGTTTGAGCCGTCTGCCGGGGATTTTTGGGAGATGAAGGAAAAGGAGGAAAAAGAGAAGGCCCGGAAGGGGGCGGAGGAGCGGGAGCGGGCGGCGGCACAGGCGCACCGTGCCGATGCGGTGCGGCGTACCGTTGCGAATTATGAGGCCGGGCCGGCGCGTTATCGGAATGTGATGGATTTGAGCCGTAACAATATTGAGGATGGGGCGCGGCGGTTGCGCCGGGCGGGTGCTTTCGAACGGGGTGCGGATGCCGGTTTGGGGTTTTCGGGCGGCGATAAGGCGCTTTCCCCCGATGCGCGGGCCGGGGCGGATTTCGCGCGGCGCGATACGCGCCCGACGGATGCGGGCGGACGGACGCCGCCGCCTTTGGGATTTGACGGGAATGTGTATCGGGGCGGCAAGCCGGTGCGTGATTTTGACGCGCAGCGTCCTTTGGTGTCTTCCAAGCCGGATGCGCTGTCGCCTGAGGAGCGGGAGCTTTATAAGAGGGCGACTACGCCTCATGCGGGGGCCTTGAACGGTCAGTTGACGGCGGCGCAGCTTAATGCGGCGCGCGGGATTGTGGCGGAACATAATAAAAATGCGGCGGTCAGGGAATTGGGCAGGGAAAGGCTGGCGGCGGCTGCGGCGGAGAATGCGGCGAACCGTGAGGCGGTGTTGCAGAAGGGGCGGTTTGATGCGGCGGTTAAGGCGAACGAGGGTGCGTTGAACCGCGAGATGGCGCAGAGGAATGCGGACAGGGCGTTTGATGTGCAGCAGGCCGAGCTGGGGATGAAGCGGCAGGGGTTTGAGATGAAGCGTGAGGCGGATGCGCTGGAGCTTGAGGATAGGAAGCGCATCGCCGATTTGACGCGGGCTTATGGTTTTGCGAAGTCGGACGGGCAGCGCGGGGAGATTGCGCGGCAGATTGATGCGCTTAACGGGAAGTTTGAGCGGCAAGGGGAGAAGGGCTTTGACCCGAATGTGTTCAAGACTATCAGTTATGAGGTTGCCGACCCGGATACGGGCTTGACGGCGAAGCGCGAGGGGATTGTCGATTTGCGGACGGGCAAGCCTTTGGATGTGGAGTTTGCGGGAGAGCGCGAGAAGCGTTATGCGCAGTTGGGCTTTAAGCCGAACGGTCAGAAAACGGCCGGCGGTAAAATCATTTATGAGAATGAGAAGGGTGAGAAGAGGGTTGAGCAATGAGTGATTTGGTCAGATACGATCCGTTGGAACACGGGCGGCTTGCCGGGGGTTTGAAGGAGTACCGCGGCTTTACGCAAAAGGATGCGCGGGCGGCCGCCGACGATACGGCGTTGACGCGCGGGTTTAAAAATTCTATGCGTTCGGCGCGTATGGGGTGGAATGCCCTTACGGGCGACAAAGAGGAACTGGGCCGGCTCAAGGCCGAGGATATGGATTATCGGAAGATTCAGGAGGGGCGCAAATCCCAAGCGCGCAGGGAGCTGGGCGAGGCTTGGGAAAAGGGCGGGGGTGTCGGCGGCGGCCTGTCGAATGTGTGGGGGGAGCTTAAGAAGGACTGGCGCGAGAAGGGTTTGGACGGCGCCTTGGAAGATGTGGGCGAGATGGCGGGCGCGGTGCTGGAGCAGGCGCCCAATGCGCTTGTCCCGCTTGCTACGACAACCGCCGGCGGCATATTGGGCGCTTTGGCGGGCGGTAACGCGGCTGTCGGCGCCTATGCGGGCGCGACCTTGGGCAATACGCTGATGGAATACGGCGGGCAGCTGGACAGGGCGGCAGAGGCGGCGGGCGTCGACCCTGCGGACAAGGATGCGGTGATGGCGTTTATCGCCCGAGGTGCGCCGGGTGCGTTGAAAAATGCGGCGGTCAAGGGCGCGGTGGTCGGCGCGGCGGATATGGCGGCGGTTGCGGCGGCTAAGGGAACGCCTGAATTTGCGGCGCTGGCGAAGGAGTCTGCCAAGGGCGGTTTGGGCGGTGCGGCACGGCACGCGGCGGCTTATGCGACGGAAGCGGCCGGTGAGTTTGCGGGCGAGTATTTGGGTACGGGGCTGGCAAACGGGGAATGGGACGAGAAGGGGGCGGCTTTGGAGGCTTTCTCTTCTTTGGGGCATTCTGCGGTGGGGTTTGCCGGAACGAAGGCTTATGCGGCGGTAACTGACCCGCTCAGGCCGCCGGCCGGACGGAAGGCGGGTGCGCAGGGGGGTATCGGGGGCAACAGGAAGGCGGGCAGGCCGGCCCCGGAAGGGGCGCAGGCGTTGCGTGCGGCGGCACAGGCGGCTGCGGACGGCGGCGCGGAACAGGGCGGCGCGGGTTTTGATACGGCGCATCACGATCAGCCGCATCCGGCTTTGCGGCAGTTTGCGGACCGTACGAAGCAGGAGGGGGCGGGGCGGTTTTTCAGCGGCCCTGCCGACGGCAATACGCCGCACGCGGAGGAATTGGCGCGCGGGACGGAAAAACAGCCGGATGTTTCGGGTATCCCGTCGGAGGACGGGGCGGAATTTTTGGATACGGGCGTGATGCCGGACGGTTTGGCGCGTCAGTATGCGGACATGGCGGCCGAATACCGGGCCAAGCCGTCGGAGGTGATAGGGATTAATCCGGATGACGGTGCGGTTTCTGCGGCCGCTGCTTTGGCGGCGGATTCGGGCGCGGCTGTGCCGCCTGCGGTGTCTGATGATGTGGAAACGCCGCCGGTTGCGGATGATGTGCCGTCCGGACGGTCGGCGGGCGCGGACAGGGGCGGTGTTCCGTCCGCTTACGGCAATGTGCGCCCCGGCGGTGCGCCGCGCGGTGCGGCTTCGGTTGCGCCGGGCGGTTCTGCCGCCGCTGCTTCGGGCGGGATTGCGCGGGTCTCGCCGCTGCCTGCGGGCCAATATTTCGACGGCTTGGATACGCGCGGGCGCAAGGCTTTGGCGAAGGAGGCGGGCCTTGATATTAAGGGTGTTGCGGATTTCGGGCAAATCGCCGCGCCTGTGCGCCGAAAAATCGAGCAGGCGTATCACGCGCGGATTGAGGCGGATTATCAGGCGGCTTCCGAAGCCAAACAGGGTTACCTGCCGCCGCCCGTGCGTATGGCGGATGCCGTGCCTGTTCCTAAAAAAGGGTTTTCCGTCCCTGCCGATGCGTTGGATAAGGAATCGCGCAGGCGGTTTGACGCGCTGCCTGAATGGGTGCGCCGTCATGCGCAGACGGTGGCGGACTATACGGCGGACGGGATTATGCGCCGGGAGGCGGGTATGGCGGATATGCGCGGACATTATCCTGAGGGTTTGGCGGAATCGGCCGGGGCTGTACGCGCTTACCGTGCGGAACATCCGGAATCGGCGGATGTGTTGGACAGGCTTAACCGTGCGGTTTACGGTTACCGCCGCAACAACGGTTGGAGCGTGCCGCTGTTGAGCCGCGAGGGGGAGCGTTTGCAGGGGGTTCGGACGGCGTTGCCGGATGACGGCGCGTCTGAGGCCGTTGTCGGCGGCGGCAGGGGTTTGACCCGGGCTTTACCCACGAAAGATAAGGGTTTGGCGCAGGATGTGCGGCAGGATGTGCGGCAGGGTTTGACCCAAGGCGGCAGGGGTTTGACCCCTGATGCGGGGGCGGATGCAAATGCGGCTGCCTTGCAGGGTTTGCCAGGGTCCGCCGCCGTTGCGTCCGGCAATGCGCCGGCCCGTCGGCAAAACTTACAGGTTCGGGCGCGCGCGGAAGGTGCCGCGCCCGGCCTGTCCGCGTCTGAAAACCTTGCCGGGACGGACGGCGGGAAACGTGCGCCTGTTGCGGGCAAACGCCCCGATACAGTGTTGCCGGTATTGAATCCGCAGGTTGCGGCTTCGGCGGGCAGGGTATCGCCTAAGAAACGGATGGCGGATGCGGCGGCGGACAGGCGCAGGCCGGAAAAGGCGGGTGTGCCTTTGGGGGGCGGCGAATACCGTTTCGAGCATACGGACCGCAGGCATATTGATGCGCTTGCGGGCGTGCCGGGCAGGCCGGGCAAAGGCGGGATGCCGGAGGAGTTTGCCGATATGGCCGGTCCTTCCAACTCTGACGACCTTGTCTCCGACGGCCGCCGTTATTTGAAGGGGCGGGAGGCGGAAACCTTGCGGGCGGGCGGTTTGTCGGAAGCCGTGCCGTCCGAGCCGGGTCGGGATTATCGTCCGACGCAGGAAGCAAGGGCGCCGGCCAAGGTGATGGCGCGGCCGCGCGATGCCGCCGCCGACGGCAAACCGGCGGGCAGGGCGCAGCCTGCCCGGGCAAAAGATACGCCTGTTGCGGGCAAGGCGGCTGCTGCAAAAAATGCGGCAACCGAAAAGCCGTCTTCGGATAAGGTGCGAAATATCGAAGCGGGAAAATCCCGCTTCGATGGCGGAAAGGGCAAGTCGGCCGCCGCACAAGGCGCGGCAACCGAAAAGCCGTCTGAAAAGACGGGCAAAGCCAAGCCTGAAACGTTTGCGAAAACGGCTTCGGACAATCCGGAAGAGGCACGGCGCAAGGCGCGTGTGTTGCAGGGAGGGCCTGTTTATATGGTGAAAGAGCGTCAGGCGCCGCAAGGTTTTAAGGCATTGCGCGAGCACGCCGAAAGCATCAAAAAACGCCTCGCCGAAAGCATAGGCGGACTGGCGGAACGGGTGGATGTCGCCGCCGTGTCCGAAACGGCGCCGGACAAGGCGCAGATGCTGTTGTCGCAGCGTGTGGAGGGCTGGTTTGACGGCAGGACGGGCAAAATCACGCTGGTGGCGGAAAACCTTACGCCCGAACGTGCGGTATGGGCGGCGTGGCACGAGCTGGGGCACAGGGGCTTTGCGGCGGATGGTTTCGCCAAGTACCGTGAAGAATTGGAACGTGCGGACGGCAACGGCCTGATTCGGCGCATTGCGGACGCGGTGCAGGAAGGGCGCGAAGGCACGGGCGATGCGGCGGCCTCGGTGCGCCCCGCCGCGGTGGAAGAGGCGGTCGCGGAGCTTTATGCGGCGCAGCGTACCGGCGGTTGGGCGGGCATTGAAAACCGTTACGGCGTGAAGGTCGGCAACGGTTTGAAACGCGGCATTGCGGGCGTCTTGGCGCGTATCGGCGCCCTGTTGCGCCGTGTGCTGCAACGCCTGGCGGGCAAGGCCGGCGGTGCGATGTCGGACGCGGATGTGTTTGCGATGCTGGCGGATTTGCACGGGAATGTGGAAGGGGCGCGGGATGCGCCTTGGGGCGGCAATCATCGTGCAGTGATGTTCGCGCGGGCCGAAGACGGTGCGGCGGAACGTTCCAAGTCGGAAAGCCTTGAGAAGCTGCGCCGTGCGGAAACCATCCGTATCTCGGGCAGGGAGGTTCCGGAAGGCGGCAATTTGCGCGAATATAAGCGCAATGCGCTGGAATACGGCAAATCTTTGCGCGGGCCTTATGTGAATAAGGACACGGGGCGTGAAATCAGTTTGGGACGTTCGGGCATCACTGAAATATTGCGTCACGACTATAAGGACGCGGAACATTTGCAGAGTATCGCGGCAATTCCGCAGATTATTGAGAATGCGGTGTATATCGATACGCTGCCGAACGAGGATTTGGCTAAGAACGGCGATATTCAGGGTTATGAATATTATGTTTCGGGACTGAATGTCGGCGGTGCGGATTACACGGTAAGGGCTGCCGTCGCGGTTAGCAGGAACGGTAACCGCTATTACGACCATAAGCTGACGAAAATAGAAAAAGGCAACTTGCTTTCATTACTTGACCGCGTATCAACTACGGGAGCCTCTGAAAGCAAATCGCCTTTATCGGGCATTGATGATAAACGCCTGTTGCAGATTTTGCAAGACAAAGATGCGGGCAAGGGCGGCATTGCCGATTTTGACACGGAGGCGGTGCGTTTTTCCCGTGCGGCGAACATCGGGGCCGCAATCGGTCATATAACGGGTAAAAAATCCGATTTGGCAAACGCGCTGAAAGACCGCTGGGATGCTTCCAAGGGGATTCAGCTCCAGTTTTTGGGCAGGCGGCAGATCGAGGACATTTACGGCGGCGTTTTGGACGGCCTGAAGGAATACGGGCGTTTGTCGGAACTCTTCGGCGCGGATGCGAACAAGGCGGTTACGGAGGCGGACAAGGTTGTCAGGGAATGGGGCAGGTTGAAGGAGGAGGATGCGAAAGCGCTTGCGGATCTGATGCACGATGCGACGCTGGCGAAGGTGGATGCCGACCCGCTGATGCGAAAGGATGCTCAGAAGCGTTTGGACGGCATCCGGACGGCTTTGGATATTGCGGACGGTAAAATCGCGAAGGCGGAGGCGGCCGTTGCTTCCGCCGGTGCGCGTACCGCGCGTGCGGATGCCGCGGTACGGAAAGCGCAACGGGCGGCGGATAAGGCGGCTTATGCGCTGGAGAAGGCGCAGGAAAAACACGGTCGGGAAATTTTGGCGGATGAGGCGGATATGCGCCTGCGCCGTCTGTTTTATGCGGATTCGGAGGCGAAGCGGGCGTTGAGGCGCGCCGGGGCGGATGTGGCGGCGGAAAGCCGGGCTAAAACGGATGCGGTACGGATGTTGGAGCAGGCGCGCGCGGATGTGAAGCGTTTGGAAAAGGATGAGGTTGGGGCGCAAAAGGCTTTGGAGGGGCTTGCTTTGCTGAACCGCCGTTTTGCCGGGCTGCCTGATGCGGCGCAGAGGGTGTACCGCAAGGCGCGGGATGATTATAGGGCGCATTTCGGGCAGGTGCGCGATGCGCTTGCCGAACGGTTGGCGCGTGCGGGGCAGGATGCGGAAACGGTGCGCCGCCTGAAGGAGCGTTTTGACAACGAGCTGGGCGGTGTGTATTTCCCCTTGGCGCGTTTCGGCGATTATCTGGTGGTGGTCAAGGATGCGGACGGGAATAGTGCGAATGTGTCCCGCGCGGAAACTTTGAGCGAGGCGGAGAAGCTGCGCGATGCGCTGAAGGCTGATTTCGGGGCGGGGTTTAAGGTTTCGCCCGTGATGAAGTCCCGGGATTATATCCGAAGCCGCGATGCGGTCGGCAGCGGTTTTATGAGGGAGTTGGGCGAGGCTGTCGGTATGTTGGATTTGGATCCGGCGCAACGGGCCCGATTGAACGATACGCTGACGCAGCTTTATTTGAACTCGCTGCCCGATACGTCTTGGGCGAAACACGGCATCCACCGCAAGGGCGTGCCGGGCTTCAGCGATGATGCGAGGCGCGCATATGCGCAGAATATGGGCAGCGGTGCGAATTATCTGGCGAAGTTGCGCTATGCGGACCGTATGGCGGAACAGTTGGATGTGATGCAGGATTTTGTGGACGGGCGCAAATATGAGGAGGGTTTCGACCAGCGTCAGTTGCAGCGTGTGGCGGATGAGATGAGGAAACGCCACGAGGCGGTGATGAATCCGAATCCTTCCAAGCTGGCGCAGGCTTTGACGGGCTTCGGCTTTTTGTGGATGATGGGGATGTCGCCCGCTTCTGCGGTTGTGAACCTGTCGCAGACGGCAATGGTGGCTTATCCGGTGATGGCGGCGAAGTGGGGTTATGCCGGTGCGGCGCGGGAATTGCTGCGGGCTTCAAAACAGATCGGGCTGAGGTTCGGGGAGAAGTTCAATACGATTGAGGACAGTTTGAACGGGGATGAGAAGGCGGCGTTCCGAAAGGCGGCGGATTACGGTGTGATCGATTTGTCGCAGGCGCATGATTTGGCGGGGGTGGCCAACGGCGACCCGGGGTTGGCGGGGTCGGCTTGGCAGAAGGTGATGGATAAGGCGGCCTGGCTGTTCCATCATGCGGAGAAGTTTAACCGCCAGGTTACGTTTGTCGCGGCCTACCGTTTGGCGAAACGGGCGGGGGCGGACAGTGAGGCGGCTTTCGAACAGGCGAAAAAGGCGACGTATGACGGGCATTTTGACTATGCGGCGCAAAACCGTCCGCGCTTTATGATGGGCAATGCGGCGAAGGTGGTCTTTCTGTTCAAGCAGTATTCGCAGAATATCCTGTATGCGTTGGGGCGTAATGCGTACCTTGCGTTTAAGGGGGATAAGGAGGCGCGTAAGACGCTGGCGGGGCTGTTGGTCTCGCATGCGATGGCTTCGGGCATCTTGGGGCTGCCGTTTGTGTCGACGCTGCTTGCGGTGGTTTCGATGTTGGGCAGTGACGACGATGACCCGTGGGATGCGGAAGCGGCGTTGCGCAATATGTTGGCGGACACTTTCGGGGATAAGGCGGGCGAGGTGTTGGCCAAGGGGTTCAGCCGCCTGACGCCGCTGGACGTGTCGGGGCGTTTGGGTTTGGACCAGTTGGTTTTCCCCGATATCCAAGACGGTTTGGAGGGTAAGAAGTGGGCGGAATCGCTGGTGGTCGGCAGTACGGGCGCGGTGGTCGGCGCGGGTATCGGCGCGGCGGACGGCGTGCGGACAAGGTCATCCGTGCCAAGGACGGCAAACACACTATCCCTTATGAAAAGCTGGTAGAGGCGCGCGAGGCGGAAAAGTCGGCGAAAGCCGAAGCCCAAGCCTTGAGGGAGCGCATTGCCCAGCTTGAGAAGGGGGCGGAAAAACCCGGAGTGGAAACGGCTGACGGTTCCGATAATTCGTTGTTCGGGGATTTTTCCGACGAGGATGTGAAAAAGGGCGTGGAAAAGCTGATTCAGGAGAAGCTGGCGGGTTATGAGGCGGACATGAAGCGGCAGGAGGCGGCAAAGGCGCATTACCGCGAAATCTATACGGCGCACCCCGATGCGGATTCGATTGTGGAAAGCCGCGAGCTGGAGGAGTGGCTGGCCGGGCAGAACCCGCTTGTCCGCAAGGCGTTTAATGACGCGCTTAAGGACGGGACTGCCGCCGAGGTCATCGGGGCGTTCGATATGTTTAAGGCGGCAAAATCCGCCGCCGAACCGGAAAAGCCCGCCGAAAAGCCGCCTGCCGGGAAGAATACGCCCAATACGCTGTCGGATATTCCGGCGGGGCGCGACCATACGGCTTCGGACGGCCCGCCGGATTATTTGAGCGGCAACGCGCTGGCGGAAAAACTGGCTTCCATGACGGAAGAGCAGGTTGAGAAGTTTTTAAATTCTTGAGTTTTTGAGGGAGGCTCTTTATGGCACAAAAGACGAATACGGCCTACGGCGACCCGCAGGCGATGATGAAGCAGGCGGCGGGGCTGTTTGCGATGCATATGCAGCGCAACAGTACGCTGAACCGTTTGGCGGGCAAGATGCCTGCCGGTACCGCGGGTGCGGAGGCGACTTTGCGCAAACAGACGACCCAGCATATGCCGGTCGTGCGCTGTCAGGATTTGACGCGCGGCATGGGTGACGAAATCCGTTTCAATTTGGTCAACCCTGTTTCCGCCCTGCCGATTATGGGCGACAACACGGCGGAAGGCAGGGGCGTGGGGATGAGCCTGTCGGAGGCGGGTTTGCGTGTGAATCAGGCGCGTTTCCCCGTTGACGGCGGCGGCACGATGACGAATCAGCGCAGCCCTGCCGATTATCGCGCGCTGATTCGTCCGGCGGCGCAAAGCCTGATGGACCGTTATGCCGACCAGACGCTGTTGGTGCATATGGCGGGCGCGCGCGGTTTTCATGACAATATCGAATGGGGCGTGCCTTTGGCGGGCGACCCGAAATTCAATGATTATGCGGTCAATCCGGTCAAAGCCCCGTCCAAAAACCGCCATTTTACGGCTTCGGGCGATGCGGTAACGGGCGTTGGGGACAACGGCGGCGAGTTGAAGATTGCCTCTACCGATTTGTTTACGATGGATACGGTGGACAGTATGCGTACCGTGCTCGACCAGATTCCGCTGCCGCCGCCGATTGTGAAGTTTGAGGGCGACAAGGCGGCGGGTGATTCGCCTTTGCGCGTGTGGCTGCTTTCCCCGGCGCAGTACAACCGTTTTGCCGCCGATCCGAAATTCCGCCAGCTTCAGGCTTCGGCAATCGCGCGCGCCTCCCAGGCAAATCAAAATCCGCTGTTTTTGGGCGATGCGGGTTTGTGGAACGGCTTTATCCTGGTGAAAATGCCGCGCCCCATCCGTTTCTATGCGGGCGATGAGATGAAGTATTGCGCCGATAAGTTCAGCGAGGCGGAATCGGGCTTGAAAATCCCGGCTTCGTTTGCGGACAAGTTTGCGGTCGACCGTTCGGTTATTTTGGGCGGCCAGGCGGTGTTGGAGGCGTTTGCGAATACCGGCAAACACGGCGGTATGCCTTTCTTTTGGTCTGAGAAGGAGCTTGACCACGGCAACCGTGTGGAAACGCTCGTCGGTACGATACGCGGTGTGGCGAAAACGCGCTTTGCCGTGGATGTCGGCGGGGGCGCGAAGGAAATTACCGACTACGGTGTCACGGTTGTGGATACGGTGGTTCCTTTGCACGGCGGTATCCGCTGATTCGAATGCCGCTTGAAAGGGCGGCTTTTCCTATTTGTTGGGTTGAGGTTTTTTATGGCTCGGATTCATGTGAGAAACAATGGCGGCAACCGTTTCGGCGGCGTGCCTTACGGCAATATGGCGGCGGAGCATTACCGTATCGTTGCGAAGCAGGACGGTGCGATCTTGGGGGCGGATGCCTACGGGCCGCCCAAGGATGGCGATGTGTTGGCGCTGGGTGTCTTGGAACAGGGTTTCCGTTTGGATGACGCGCAGATTATTGTGAAGACGGCGATGTCTTCCGGTATCACTGCCGATGTCGGCTTTGCGTATGCGGACGGTGCGGATGATGCGGACGTGCCTCAGGATGCGGCTTATTTTGCTTCGGGCGCGGACTTTGCGTCTGCCGGGCGTATCCGCTGCCAGTCTGCCAAACTGGTTACGCTGCCCAAGCAGGCTTTGCTGACGGTTACGCTTAAAGGGGCGGGCAATAAGAAGGCCGCCGATATCGATATTTTGATTTACGGCGAGAAGTTCGGCCAGTTGTAAGCGGAATGAAACGCCGCCCGGGGATTTGCCTTTGCGGCGTTGCTGTATTTGACAATGCCGTCCGGACGGCGGCGGGGGGTTGGATGGATAAGGTTTTTATCAAGTATATCGGCGGGCGTGCCGTGTGGCGCGACCGTATCTATCATACGGGCTTGGTTTTCGAAGACGGCCAGGTGCGCGAGGTGTCGGCCGGGGCTGCGGCAAAGTTGTTGCGCCACGGCGATGTGTTTGCCGCCGTCCCGGGCAAACGCGTGGAAAAGGCGGATGATACGGAGGCTTTGGAAAAGGCGGGCGCTTCGGAACTCGAACGGGAAACGGCGGCGTTTGACGCGGTGCAGGATGTGATCCTGCAAATCAACCGGATGGGCAAGGACGAGCTTGAACTGTATGCGAAGGCGAATTACGGCCAGGGTTTGGATAAGCGCAAATCGGCGGAGAATTTGCGCGGGGACGTGGTTCGGATGGTTCGTCAGTTCGGTATCGCGCAATGAATTTGAAGGCTTTGATTGCGCGTTTCCGCGTGCTTGCCAATGATAAGGCCGAGCCGTATTTTTGGAGCGACGAAGAGGTGTCGGGATGGTTGAACGATGCGGTTCACGAGGCGTGCCTGCGCGGCCGGCTGCTGCATTCGGACGATGCGTTTGTAACGGATGTGGAAAAAGGGCGGCCGCTTTATGCTTATGCGGCAGGGGGGTTTGCGGCGGGTTATGCGTATGAAATCGACAGTATCCGTTTTGTGTCCGACGGCAAGCCGGTGTGCCTGAAGTTGGTTTCGCCGGAGGCGGCGGATGTTTGCGCCCCGGGTTGGCGCGACGGGGCGCAAACGGGGCTGCCGGTTTATGCGGTGCAGGGCGACGGGAAGCTGACGCTTGCGCCTGCGCCGGACCGTGACGGCAGGTTGTTTGCCGGGGGGTATTGCCTGCCGCGGGATATGGCGGGGGACGGGGACGAGCCGGAAATCAATTCCATACATCATCGGAATTTGGTTTATTGGGCTTTGGCGGAGGCTTTCAGTATCCCGGATGCGGAGACTTTCGACCCGCAGCGTTCGGAATCGGCAAGGAGGCGTTTCGAGCTGTATTTCGGCCTGCCGGCCGACAGTGATTTGCGCCGTATCACGCGTGAGGATGCGCCGCACCTGAACAGGCATTTTTGGATTTGACGATGAGTGCTGAAGAGTTTTGCAGGAAACAGATCGCCTATTGGCTGAACGAGAGCCGCAAGGCATCAGATAACGCCGATTTGAAGGCCTTTGAGTTCGCCGGACGGGAACCGGCGGATTATCGGGAAATGTTGAAACGCTATGCCGCGTGAAAAATGCCGTCCGAAGATTCGGGCGGCATTTTCCGTTTACCTTACCGTAGCCTTGCCGTAAATGCCTTCAAGACATGCGGCTATGCGGTCGGAGGCGTCTTTGTCCGCATATCCCCGCAACACTTCGAGGGCCGCGGCGGATCTTTTCAGGATTGGACGGGTTTCGTGCCAAACCGTCCACATCGTAACCGCCTGCCTGCAGCCGAGCTGCTTCAGCGGCGCGGAGATGTCTTTGCCCGATTCAATCATCCGTGTGCCGTAATAAACCATAGCGGCAATGTCGGCTAAAGAGTTGCCGTCGATGGGCAGTTTCGGCTCGGCTTTGGGCGGTGCGTCCAACACTTCGCCTGTCAAGCCCGTGTGCAGTGTCAATGCGTGGACGTAGGCGACGGCTTCGGGCAGCTTCCCGGCAGGGATGCCTTCGATGGATTCGACGTTGAAGCGTTGGTGTATCATACTGTACGCGGAGGAGTAGTCTATACCTTTGCGTCCGACAAGCGCGGCAACAGCTTGGCGCAATCCGGTACGGTCGTCGGCGGTGGTTTTTGGTCCGACTTGGCAGCCGCCTGTTTTGCGGATGGCGGGCAGGACGGTTTCCATTACCCATTCTTCAAACGCTTCTGCGGCAGGCTTGCGGGATTTGATAATCAAGCGGTAGAGATTCGGCTCGTTAATATAGGTCATCTCCTGTTCGCCGCTGGTGGTGGGGGTGTACCGTTTTGTTACGCCCCTGCTTTTGCAGTGCAGGTCAACCGTTCGGCGAGGGTTGGTGTAGCCTAAAATCTCGCAAACATCGTTTGCCAAAAACCACAACTCGCCTTTGTTATCGGCAACAGTACGGACGGAGTTTTGTTGAAAGTTTAAAACTTGGACAGCATTCATGATAGAATAGTCTTTCTTTTAGAGGTTATTTAAAAGACGCGAAAAGAGTTTTCCTAGAACTGCTTTTCACTTAACCGAACCAAGTTCCCGCTTGGTTCGGTTTTCCATTAACGGCTGTGCCGTTGTAAGAATAATAAACGTGGACACGTTCAAAGCCAATTACTTTTTGATTTTTTCTTTTATGATTGATTTAACCCATTGGGAAAAATCGAGATTTTGGGCATATTCCAAAAGCTCTTTTTCTGTTTCCGCATTAAACGAGACTTTTTTAATGACTCGTTTTTGCTCGTAACGCTTTCGGTTTTCTGCCAGTTTTTCATTAACCATAGGCAAACTCCTTGATTTTTTGAACTGCCTTTTGTAAGATAGGGACTGGGGCGGCGGCTACCGCCCCAGCCGGTTTTATCCGCTAATAGGCGTATCGCCTGCCAGCATCAAGATTAAAACCAGGATGAGAATTTGAAGGATGAGCTTCATTTTCCTACTCCCTGTACAAGCCCCGCTTCGGTGGGGCTTTTCCCGTATCGGCACCCGATGCGCCGATGAATTGAATTATAAACGTGGACACGTTCAAAGTCAACCATTCCCCCAACAAAATCAAAGAAAAATGCCGTCTGAAGATGGTTTCAGACGGCATAAAGAAGCCGCCAAGTTTGCGGCTTGGCGGCGGTCGGGCTATTTTAAGAACTCTTTTCGGATTTGTTCTTTAACCCATTGGGAAAAACTAATTTTATTTGCACCTTATTTGCACCTTTTTTTATAAATATAATTCAAATATTTAATTTATATATTAATTTAATTAAATATTACATGACCCCGCATCCTTCTAATAGTGTAATGCAGTAGTTACTCCAAGATTTTTGTATATGGCTGTTTTTATGGTAAATTAAATTTTTATAAGAAATAAATGTATTTAAATCAATAAAATAAAATTTAGTCGAATCCTGCCGTTTCCGCCGCAAAGCAAAACCGCCCTGATTCAGGGCGGTTCTTTTTTGTTCAGGTTGTGTCAATTACTATATAAAAATCATCGGTTTACGATGATTTTCCGTAACGCCCTGCAACAAACCGCAATCGGCAGACGCTTTTTATCAATGTTTTATGGTATTAATTTATATGGTCATTTTTGGGATGGGGACTTGCCATAATGGCCGAAACCGTTACTCCGTTTAATCCTGTTCGGGTCAGGGATGCGGGGAAGGCGGGTTTTATCAGCCGGTACGTTTTGATGTGAGAATGCCGTCTGAACCTTTGTTTCAGACGGCATTGCTATTGCTGATGCGACTTTATTCGCAATTCAGATTGCGGGTTTTTTCTGCAAACGAATCCATAGCGATTTGGCACATTTGCTTACGCTGTCCCAAATCGGCGGCAGGTAGGGCTTGGAATAGGAATTTGGTGTTGTTGCGTGCGAAATCTGCTTTGTTTCCGGCTTTGTTGTAACAGGTTTCGGTGCGTTTGAAATATTGTTGGCAAATCGGCGGCAGCTCGTCCATAGCCAGGGGTTTGCTCTTATGCATACCGTGTGCGGATGCGGGAAGGGCGGTTGCCAAAAGGATGCCGGTCAGGATGGTTGGAACAGTTTTCAT